GAACTGAAGCTGCGGAGGAACAATTACCTTCATTCCACGAAGAGCAATAATCATATTACGCTCATCAACGAGTGTTGAGATGTCAATTAAGGCATTCTCAAGAGATGTCTCGTTCAAATCAGCAGCAGTAGCTGGCTCATTACGGAATGTGCCACCACCAGCAAGCGGATGATCAGTTGCACAAAGTTCTTTTCCATCACCTCCAGCAAAATTTGCGTCGAAAGCGTTGTTAAGAACAGCGGCAGCTTTTACCTGCTTGGTATGTGCCATTGAACGAGCAAGAGCCTTTGTATAACGAGCCCCAAGGCGATCATACAAATTATCTTCCATAGCCTCTTCAGTTAACGCAAACGCAAGAGAAATTGTTTCATGCGTATAACGCGCTGTGTAAGCTTCTGAAGCAGAATCAAACACAACTCCTGCGCCTTCTGATTTGACATTTGCATTACCAAAACCAACGAGCATCACTTCTTCTTCAAAAGCACGATCTGAAGCTTCAGTCTCATAAATTTCAGCATGTTCGGCTTCGTAACGATCATATTCCATTCCGAATAGAGCGTTGAGGCCAGGTTCTAGCTCTTTCGCTAGTTGTGCGCGAGAAATAGCCATTTTTCAGCCTCCCTATGCCAAGCCAGCGGCTTTTTGGCCGAAGACATGATTTTGAATGACACAATAGACATTTGTTGCATCAGAAGATACATCGTTATTCTCTGGATCATCAGAGATGTCTATCACCTTAACTGACAAGTTTGCAGTTGTCGCACCATCAGCAACATTCAACTCTGCACCAGAGATGCCAGTTGTTGTGCTTCCAGCGGAAGTGTAAACAATGTCAAAGTTGCCGAACAAGTCAGCAACAGGGAATGCAGCATTACACTGAATTTCAAAGATAACCATAGGGTCATCAATGATAAAAGCAATAATGTCAGAAGCATTAGTGCTTGCAGGATAGAAGTTTGAAAACTTCTGCTCACCTGTCGTTGGATCAGTAAACTGACATCCATTGAACACGCCAACGATAGGAACAGTCCCACCATCAGCATGAACTTCAATACCACCACCTGTTACTTGAGCAACCATATCACCTTGAAAGATGGCTGTTCCATAATTAGCAGCGATACGATAACGGCTTTGCCCACCAGTATAGGGAGTTCCCCCTATTCTTTTTACTGGGCGCATGCCGAAAGCGGCATCAACATTCGCCATGATCTAGTCTCCTTGACTAACTATTATCTCCCTTTGGGCCGCCAAACGACACAGAGGAAGAGCGTTGAGGTTTTTGCTTTGGCATGGTTGGATTGTTTTCACGCATCCAATCACGATCCACAGCTTCCATTTGATTTTGCGTCACTTCTTTATAGTGCGCTGATCTTTGTTCCACGATTTCTTCAGGGATTCGAGCTAAAACCAAACCTCCTACGCCAATCACGCCAGCGTTTTTTCCTTCATCCAGCACAGGAGCGTCAAAGTCAGGATATTCTTCTGCTCTAACCAGTTCCCATCCTTCTCTGCGCTTCTTATGCACGTTATTACGGTCATCGTAGCCCATGACAGACTCACGGATCCAACGGTGTTTGTAGCCAACTGGGGCTTCTGGTGCTTCCAAAGTTGAAGGCGGTCTCCAATCAGCAACTCTCGCTTGTTTTTCACGGGTTTGCGAATCCCGGCTTGCACGATCAGACATTACGCTTGCTTCCTTTCCAACTTTGCGACCTCTTGTGCATACCGCTCAAGAGGAATTTTCATTTTTTTGGCAAAAGCCACCTGTCCCGGCGTTAACTCCACCGTATTTTTCCGCCCACTTTTTATTGATGACCGTCCATTGGACGCAGGAGCAACGGCTTGGGCGTTCTGCCGTTTTTCCTGAAACTTGTGTGGAAACTCAATACGCATGCGCTTATCAATTTCCCCATAATATTCATCTGAGTTTGGATCAAAGCCCTCATTAGCGACTAATTGCTCATGTATGGCTTGTGCGCCACGAGTCATAACGAGATCGCCATTATTTCCAAACCAAGTATTTTTGCTCATCCAGCTCTTTAACTTTGGATCAAGCTCTTGTCTTTGATACTGTTGTGGCTGCTGAACTTGTTGAGTTTGTTGAGTTTGTTCTGCTGCAGCCTGTCTTTCTTGACGAGACTTTTGAATACGAATGCGCTCTTCTTCAATAGCAAGTTTTGCAATTATCTTCTGAGCTTCAGCAACTTTGCCCATGTCTCCAGCATCATAAGCCTCCTGCAACATGCGTTGCGCTGCTTGAGACTGACTTTCAACTCGACCACCATATTCATTAATATAGCCTTGGTCTAACTGAGCTATGCGTTGTTTTAATTCTGTATTTTCTGCTTGAGCTTGTTGAGCATAAGTATAAGCAGCCTCTGCTTCTTCAATAGCTTGCTTACGTTTTGCAGTTAACTGATTAATTCTTTTTTGAACATTTTCACTGTAATTTTCAAGCTCTTCAGAATCATTTTCTTGTACAATTGTACTGGTTTCATCATCAGATGCTTGAACTTCTTGTTGCACAGGCTCAGAAGTTGATTGAGAGTCTTCAATCTCAACAGATACAGTTTCTTCTTCGTTTTGATTTTGCATCAATTCGGTTTCGTTCATTTTAATCTCCCATTCGCACTATACATATGAAATATCTGCTGGGTCAAGTATAGTAGCTATCACATTGTCATCATTTATGAGCCTAACTTCTAAACCATCCACTTTGAATCTGTTTCCAGCATATCTACCCATAAGTACCCATGTTTTTTCTTCACACCAAGCACCTGTAGGAAACTTATTCGCGTCAGTATATGCGTCAGGACCTATTTTAACGACATAAGCCGCAACAGTTGCGTGATTTTCACGATCACGAACTGACTCTGGAATAATTATGCCTCCAGAGGTCTTTTGCTTCATGTAATAAGGGATAACAAGCAGTCTGTAACCTACTGGGTTTGGCAGTCTGTCAATTACAGATACCTCCAGATCAGACGGATCTTGTTCATTTTTTGATTGATCTTCAGGAGAATCAAAGCCTTTTTTTATTGCCTCTGGCACTGCTTTAATCTCAGGTTTTTTAGCCATCCTCTCAGGGACGAATAGTTTTTTAGCCATCCTCTAGCTCTACGCCTCTCATCGCGGCCTTTATATGATCCTCACACTGGGTCAAGCCGCGTATTTGCCCCACTATGAACCGATAGTCGGATAAATCCTCTATCGCACCATCCGCCAGACGCTGTGTATAATCAGCTTTGTCTTGACGTATGTTCTTTAATAAATATTCCGCAAGTGTTATTGCGTCCATTACTTTTTCCCAAAAAACTTAGTTGCAGCGCGAGTTCCAAAAGACGCGGCTACAATTGTTCCTAACGTATATTGGTAATACTGTGGCATGGCTTCAAGGGCAGCAAAACCCTCTGACACTATTTGCCTACCCCAATCACCACAGAACGCTAAGATTAACGGGATTGAAAACAAAATTGTAAGCCATTCGTCTTTCCAGCTATGTGCAGAAGCATCAGCCATTTTAAGATCCCAGTCAATCTCTCCGGTAGCTTTTTTCTGCATTATGACAGCTTCCGCTTGGGCTTTAGCAACCTTTGCGCCTGTTTCTGCCTTCTTTGTCTCAACCTTGCCCTCAAGCCATGTGCCAGCAAGATTAGCTATTGGTCCTAAAAACTGTATCATTCGTCCTCCAAGATTTCCAAAATCTCGCCAGCCTCAAGCCTGACCTTTAGTTGCTTACATGACCACTTCTTGTCAAAGTCCGTAGTATGTCCGACATTCCGTTTTATCTTACGACGTATGTTCAGGCACTCAGACAAATTTTTATAAGGCGTGTATTCAACTCGCTCTTCGCCTATCATCAGTAACAAAACAAAAGTCATCTCTATCATTCTTGATTCACCAACTTTTCAATATTGTCTTCAATTTTCGTCAATCGCCTATCATAAAACTCTAAGACTAGCTTCTGTTGCTGGTCATGTGGCGCATTACCGCTTTCTATGTTTTCTGCCAACTTTTCTAATTCACTAGACAAATGTTCGATCATCATAAACTGTTCTGAGTCGGCTGGCAAACTACCCATCTCACCTCTAGGCCACTTGATACGGAACTCTGTGTTCATTCCTAAATCTGTTTCCATCAAAATTATCTTATTCTCAATGGTATTAAGACGCTCAATAACTCCAAAATACGCCCATGTTCCAACGGTTGCAGCTATGAGCAGTGCAATCAAGTTGCGTATAGGCATACTTAGTTCAGTATTTTCATTCAGTTTTGGCATTATTCACACTTGTCCTTTCCTGCACACTCAGTAGGAAAACAATGTGCCATCATGCGATAATATTCATTTTTGTAAGTGGCTTGCCACATGTCTTCAGCTATC